ACACTTCTCGAGCGCTCTCTGTGTCGGGGAGAGTGGCGCTGATCGTCAACCCTACCGAGTCAACTCTCAGATTCATTGTTTTTGGAGTTCTCGCAAGTGGGACACGATTCAGATCATGATTGAATAATAGTCTCACATCGCCGAGATCGGCGTTGTCTAAAGCGCCCCTTGCGATCACTTCGTTATAAGACCCTACCGGGTCATTTATGACAGTAGGCTGATCGAAAACGATCGCTCTTCCTGTTAGAATACGAGCTTCACTCTGATCGTTCAGAGCTTCCGCTCGGAGTTCTCCGATTCTTGTTTCTTTCATCTTTTTTCACCCTTTCGTGATATAATTTGCAACCGCCGTCATGAAGTTCTGGAACGAAGCTGTGTTCACAACCTCGACAGCCGTATTTATTCGGATATACACACTCTTTCACTTTGTTATACTTCATCAATGTCGATCTCCTTGAATGTCGTTCTCTCGGCGACTTTCTGAGAGCCGTCAGTCCATACTTGATAGACCGCTTTGTCTGTCTTGATCTCAATTCCGAAGGGACTGAGAAAAAGTGACATATCTTCGATGACTTCTCCCTTGAAGTCCTTGATCGACTTATAATCGAGCGGAGTTGTGATGAATGAATCTGAGTCGATAGCTTTCATCACTCTTCACCGCCTTTCACGCCGTTGAGCTGATACTTTGAAGCCTGATCAGCGTCGATCATGTTGAGAGCCTGAAGTCGTCTGTCACCGTCAGCCACAGAAGGAAGATTCAAGATTTCAAGCGCCTGATTGACTGAAAGAAGTCCCATCGGCATGAGCTGAGCGATCAATTCGACTTTCGTCTTGTTGGAAGTGAATTGAAGGCGTCCAGACTCGAAAATGATTGAATTTCCGAAGGACTGTTCTCTCTCCGTGAAGATCTTCGATGTCATCTCCTGAGAGAGTGCTGTTGCGATCGGCTCGAGTGTTGACTCATAGAATGAAGCAAACTGATCTTCCGTGTATGAGCTGTTGACGATCGCTTCTGTGACTCCGAGATAGTTATATATTTTCTTTTGTACTTCCTGAGTCTGTTGAGCTGAAATGATCACAGGCTTTGACTCGATCGGCTGATAGTCCATCTTCTGATCTGTGGCAACGACTCCGCCGTCGTTCGTCATATCCAGATAGTCAGCGATGAAGGCTTCCTTCTCTTCTTTCAGCTTTGACGGAGACATGATCTGAGTGAATTTCAAGATTCCTCTGATTGACGCTCCGGCTTTAATTCCTGAGATAATTCCTTCGTTTTGAATCTGAGCGAGTTCAAGTCCCGGAACGATTGCGTTGTTGTCAGCTCCGAGAAGCTCGTCATCGTTGAAGAATCTTCTCAAGTGAATAATGTCTTTGTATGGAAGAATGACTTCTCTTCCTGATCTTCTGAGAGTGAATCCACAGAAGAGAGAGCCGTTCTGATCGCTTAGAATGTCAACATGAGTCGCCGTGATCGGATAGAGCGCTCTGACATTTCCTCGATCGTCTCTGTCGATATATGCGAAGCTGTTGTTGTATAAATACAAGCGAGTGACCATCTTATAGATGAAGTCATACGCTGTCATGTATGGATTCGGTCTGACCTGAAGAAGTCTGTTGATCTGACAATCTCCATCTTCTCGATCGTGTTCTTTGTACCTGATCACATGAGAGCCTTTGAGCTTCCCGGCGTTTCTGGCGATAGCGTCAACGGCTTCTCGGAAGATGTCGTTTGAATATGAATCTCCGTTGAAGCTTGAGAAGGCTGTTGTCTCTTCGATCAGTTTTGAAGCTGTGATCGTTGTATTCTTTTTGAATAATCTGTCGATAAAACTCAATGTTTCGATCTCCTTCCGAGCTTAGTATGATTTGACTTTCACAGTCGCCACAGGAGAAAGATATTCGCCTGAGAATCTGACAAGCTCTTCGTTCTTTATTGATATACTTGAGACGGCACTCAACGAGATATACTCTGTCGTCTCTTTATACTCTTGACTCTGTATCGCAAGGAATCCCGGAATCCGTTCGGCGTCTGTTTCGAGAATTGCGTCGTTGAAAGTTTCTCCCGTGACAAGAATGATCTCTTTGATCATAGGTTTTTCAGTCATTTCGGTAAACCTCGCTTTCTATGTAATTTTGACATACTTCGTCAATTCAATAATACCATTTTACATAGTAATTGTCAATTACTTTGATTATTATGTTTACTTAATAAAGCAAAAAAACAGAGCGATCATGATCGACCGCTCCGGCTGTTGTTTATACTGTTTTGAATGGTATGTCGTCATCGTCTGAGACTGATCTGAATTGTCCTGAAGCTGACTCCGGGTCATACTTGCAATTCATGTCAGGAGTGAACGAGTCGAAGTCCATTCGATACTTGAAGAAGCACTTGAAACGCTGTTTTCCGTTTCTGTTCTTCAGTCCTACAAGCTCGACTTCCTTCGGATTCTGATTGATAGCTTCAAAGAGCTTTTTCTCCTTCTTGTCGTTGTTGTTCTCACGCTCGCCACCTCTTGACCCTGTGGAAGTATAGAACGATGAATCTTCCAGAATCGAGAGCTGAAGTCCGAGAATATAGTCGCAAGTATACTCGATCATTCCTGACTCTTTGAATGACTCCATTGAGACCGGCTCTTTGTAGCTTGCACGATTGAAGGAGCTGATCAGAAGAACGAAAAGCTCGTTTCTGATTTGCATATCTTTGATCGTTTTCAGGTTTTCATCTGTGATCTCTCTCTGAATTCCTCTGAAGCCTTCAGGAGAAGCGATCAACTGAAGATAGTCAATGATGACGATCGGCTTCTTTCCTGTCTCTTTGATATACTCTTCGACATAGTTTGAGATGTCCTTCGCTGTGACATGAAAATCACCTTTCACGATTCGATAGTTTTCAGCGATCTCGGAGAAGTCCTTCTTCGCTTTGATCAGAGCGTCAGAGCTTGCTCCGTTTTTGATGTCAATGTTTGTGATCGGCGAGAAGCTGTCGATCTCGTAAACCTTGCGAGCGAGTGATTTCGTCACAATTTCGATCGGAAGCTGTTCGAGTGCGAAGTATATGACCGACTCGCCCTTCTGGAGAAGATTGTCGACAATATTGACAGCGAAAGTCGTTTTTCCGAGAGATGAAGCTCCACCCAGACAAGCGACTCCCGGATATAATGTGAGATACTTGTCGAGATTCTGGAAGCCGATCTTCCTGTCTTTGTACTTCTTGAAGTATTCAATGTCAGTCCCGAAAACATCGTCCGAGAGATAGCTTCTGACATCGTATTCTCTGAATGTAGGCTTTTTCTCTTCGAGTGGAGTGATCACACCGTTGACGACTGTTGTCATGGTTTTCTTCGGCTCTGAGAAGTCCTCTCGAGCTGTTGTCACCGTTCTGATCTGAGCGTCCCTGAGAACGAGATCGATCGTCCTTTGACGATAGTCGCTTCTCTTTTGCCACTTGTCACGACTCGCAAGAGCTGACTCATTGAAGAGCGATTCCATCTCCGACGGGTCATAGTTCACAGCGTAGCCGATATGATTCATCAGAGCGAGATCGGCTCTCGAGTGATCGTTGTTGAAGCCTGAAATGTCGCCGTTGTAGAGTGATCTGATCTCTGAGCCATTGACGGAGCTGAACATCTTCTCCCAGATCAGACGATGATCTTCGGGCGGAATGTATTCAGTCACCACAGAAGAAGAGCTTGTCTCCGGCTGATCAGGAAGCTTCTCGAAGTATTTTCGATGAACATCGGCGAGAGTTTTCTCTCTGTTCTCGATCTTCTTAAATTCTCGGAAGGCTTTTCCCGTGACTGTAAAATAGCGACCGTCACAATACATCTCATACTCTGTCCCGTCAGCGTTCTTGATCTTGTTCCAATTTCGAGCGCCTTCTGGCTTCTCGGGCATTTTTCCGAAGGATAGAATGTGAACGCCATCTCCAGACGGAGAGACTTCAGCATAGCTCCCGATCGCAAGAATGATCTCTTGAGCTTCCTTCGTGACTTGTCTGTCTACAATGACATGATCGAGATCGACTCCCGTGATACCACTCCCGGCGAGAACGATTCCGACTCCCTTGATCGGCGCCGTGATATTTTGTCCGTCGACATAGACTGTCGCTTCTTTTCCGATATTCTGATTCGCTGTTTCAAAGTCGCTCCATCTGGAAGAGTCCGTTGAGCTTCCATCTCTGAGAGTGTTCGGATTGACGGGCGGTTTTGTCATTCGCTCGCCCTTCGGAATCATTACATAATTGACCCAGACTTTCCGATCTCTCAGCTCTTCAAGTTGAAAAGGTAAATTCATATAGTATAGTCTCCCTTCTGTCTCCACTTTGTAACCACAAAGGGGTGATGACTTTTTTTTAGCACATCGGAGACGGCGAAGCAAAGTCGCCGATTGTGCGCATTTATTTCTACTGCGTTCTAATAAATTCTAATTGCGGAAATTTTATTTTATAAAAAATCAATTCAAATCCTCTATTTATGGGCGTTTTTTGACTTTTGTCATGTCGTCAATTCCCCCTATTATGAGTCGATTCCCCCCTATTATGAGTCGATTCCCCCCTATTATGAGTCAATTCCCCCCTATTATGAGTCGATTGACTCTTTTTGATCAGCTTCTTTTTTCATTTCTTCTGTCAATTTTCTGATTGAAGCTTCATTCACAATTTTTTCTTTTCTTTTAATAGCTTGATCAATTCTTCTCTGACGAGTCTCGTTTATATCCATGAGCTTATTTGTATAATATCCAGATATTTTTATTTCAAGATAGCCGTTCAAGTATTCAGATATAGAAGCGTTCAAATTTGTTTTTATTTCTATTTGAAAGTCTTTTTCTGAAAGGCTTTGTCTTATTTGTTCAACAGCTTTTTCTATTGGCTCTTTGACATTCCTTTTTGGATTTTTTGTTGAAAGTGGAAGATTTAACCACTCAGCAACCGATCTCAAAGATATATTAAATTTTATATTTCCGTTTTTGTCTATTTTAGATTGGTTCATTCTTACTGATCTGAAAATCTTATATTCAAGATCGGAAGCATTATCAGGTAAAGCCCACCATGAATCAGGCATAATGAAAAAATCTTTCAAAAAAGGTGTCCAATTTATATCCTGATTTAATCTAACGAAGCATTGACCATTTTCAATATACATTGAAGGAAAAAGAATCACTCTTCCGCCGTCTCCATTATCAAATGAAAATTCTTTTTTACCTGATTTTATTTTCATATTAACCCTCAAACGAGTGAGATCATTTCCGGCATTATCGAACGCTCTTCGTGCATTTTGTAAAGAAGTATAAAGATTTTTTTCAACTAACTTTTGGAGCGGAAATGTAATAATAGAATCGAGCATAGTTCCATTCTTTGCAAAAAAATTAGATTGATAAAGTTCACTTTCAATAAAAAGTAGAATTTTTTTTGTTGTTCTACTATTTGTTTTTTCACAAGCTGAGCCGAGAAGCTCGATGATTGTTGTTGAGTGTTCTGTTTCAACTTTTATTGCTCTTGAATTTTCTCCCGTGAAAACCTGAGCTTCGTTTCGTTTGCTTACAGCATTTATCATTTTTCCTGTGGTTTCAACATCGCCATCACTTGAAAGAAAATTAAAAAGAACATCTTGTCCCGGAGTAGTTGAAAACATAAAAAATTCTTGATTGCTTCCGTTGAATTTTGGAAGTTCTTTTTTTGATCTTTTCTTTTTTATTGAATAATATCCGCCGAGAATACCTTTTTCAGAAGAAACGAGCGGACTGTCGACAGCTTCCAGAATGATCTTGTCGAGAGCTTTGATCGCTTCCTGATCATGTCTCAACGCTTCATAGTGCATTTTGAGACACTCTTTCAAGTCGCTGA